TACAGGGAAAAATAAAAACAAGGACAAGAAAACTATTAAATAATATAATAGTAAAAGAAAAATATAATAAATATCACATAATGAACAACAAAACAAGAAAATAAATTATATGAGTAAAGGATCAAGGCAAAGAGAAGTTAATAAAGATAGATTTAACAAAGAGTTTGATAGAATTTTTAATAAAAAAGGAGAAGCAGATATGAATGAGCATAAAGAACATTCAGTAGAAACTAACACATGGAATAATAAGCCGAGAGAGTATTGGGTATCATGGGATTATGATTTTCCAAATGTAGATTTAGCAGATTTATTGTTATCAGAAATAAACGAGTTAGTAAAAAAACATGGCATAAGTATAAACCATGCTTATGTTGAAGATGAAGAAAATGGGAATAATTATAGAATAGAATTAACAATAAAAAAGGAGAAGCAGATATGAGTGAGTTTAAGGATTTTTTAGAACAACACATAGACACGATTGATTCTGATTGGCAAAAATATATGGTAGAAATTAATAAGGTAAGAAAAGAATATGGCTTATCAGATAAAATTTTCTCATCAGATGAGGAAAAAGAGTTTGAAAGAAGCTGGGTAGAAGTGAGGTCAATATGATAAGTAAAAAAGAATCTTGGCAAGACAACAGGATAAATGAGATTAACCTAAAAAGTAAGATTAAAGGTTATCCCTCATCACCAAGCAATCCATATTTTGATGAGGTTTATGCGATATATGATTCAAAAGCAAAAACCTATAATGAATTTAAAAAAGAATTTAAAGGAGAGATAAATGATAAATTTACAACAAGAGGATCTAGAGAAGTTAGTATCTCACATGAGAAAATGCGGAGATTTATTAGCTAAATCTACTACTGATCTTGATTTACTAGAGAGCAAAACCAAAGAATTAGAGAGCCAAGCATTTTTAAGTGCTGAGGGAACGATTAAGGATAAAGAACATAAAGCTCGTACCTGTAAGCTAGTTGTAGAAAATAATGAAAAGATAGCAATATTAAAAGGTGATATACAGAAATACAGGATATCCTTAAAAATTTCAGAAATAGAATGTGATTTATTTCGTAGTGTAAATTCAAACAAAAGACTTGAAAGAAAATTATACGAACATTTGAGTTAAGGAGTAATTATGAATATATTAAGAGTAAAAGACTTGGTTTATAAAGTGTTAGAAGAAGAACCAATAGCTAGGGATCACGATAATATACTTGTGGCTATGGTTTGGTATATGCAATTAAACAATATGGGATATCAAGGCAGTAAAGACTTTATGACCATTTTAGGAATAGATGAATTATCTAAATATGAATCTATCAGCAGATGTGCTAGGAAAATCAAAGAAGATAATATTAGTTTGAGAGGTAGCAATTATCTTTCAAGACAACAAGAGCAAACATCTGTGGTAAGACAGATTAGGAGTTTTAAATGACAAGAGAAGAGTTTTTTGAATGGTTGAACACTTGTCCAAGTAACGAATGGGAAACACCTTACGAAGACTTTGGACACATAAGTGTTGATTTTAAAATAGATGAGGAGAAAGATGATGAGTAAAGAATATAGAGTAGGAGTAAATTTTGAAGAGGGTTTTTCAGTAAAAGTAAAAGCTGATAGTAAAGAACAAGCAAAACAAAAAGTGTTTGATATGGTAGATGAGTATGGATCTTGTACTATAAGTGATGAAGTACCGAAGTACCATGATAAAAATGTTTATCATAGAAATTGGACAGTATATGTAGAGGGGGAAGATAATGATGGCAAAGAAACCCAATAAAGAAATAAGGGAAAGGTATAAAAGAGCCATTAATTTTGGGTGTGTTGTGTGTAAAAAAATGGGTATATGGAGTGAGCCACAGATACATCATTTAAGAATAAATACAGGTATGGGTTTAAAATCAGATAAATTTATACCTTTATGTTATCAACATCACATGATTGAGTATCATAGAAACCCTAAAGAATTTGAAAAAAACTATGGATTACAAGAAGAATTATACAAATGGTATATAGAAAATGATAGAGATTGAAAAAGATATTCCTATATCTCATCAAAGCAAGTATGATGAATATATAAAAGCTATGATTGATATGAAATCGGGAGAATCGTTCCTTACAGATAGCTATAAAATTGTGGATGCTGTGAGAGGTTATGCTTGGAGAAAAGGACATAAAATAACTTTTCGTACTATCAAAAAATTCGGTCAAAAAAAAGAATACAGGATTTGGAAATTATGAAAATGGAAAAAGCAGATACCTCATTAATTCAGAAATATGTAAAAAATTTATCGGATCAAAACTTACTTGTTCTATTTTTACACTATCAAAGAATAATTGATGATGTGAATTTAACAACCCTAAATGATTCGGTTTGGTTTTTTGTGCTTAAAGCTGAAAAGCATGAGAGAAAACTAAATGAAAGTTGAGTTATTATCTACACTTTTACCAAAATCACTTGATATGTCATCAGTTGGTACTTCAAAATCCCATGACGCTATTACACCACAAGATATATCGGTTATATTATCTTATTCAAGGCTATCTGAGAATCAAACTAATTATCTTTTAATGAAATACCTTAATGACCATTCAGCTATGAATAGGTTATTTGATTATTTTTATACAAAAGCAGAAGAAATATTTGAAGATATTAAGTTTAAACACCCTAAAAAGACTTTAGAGAAGATAGTAAACTGTGCAATTTTAGAATGTGTAGTAAGTGCTTGTCCATTTTGTCAAGGAGTTGGATATACTACTTTCAATAAAAAGATTGAGAAATGTAGACATTGTTCTGATGGCTTATTTATCTACGATGATTTTACTAGATGTAAAATAATGGATATTAAAAAAGGTACATATGGAAAAATAAGAAAAGGATATAAGCAGATTATGGAAATGTTTTATGATTTAGAACAAGAATCTTTATCTAAAATAGGTGATAAATGATAAAAGTAAATTTAGATACTTTAAGGAAAAAGAGAGTAAGAATTACACAATTAGATGGTAAATTGCCTAATTTAGCTTTAATGAAATTATCGCATTGGCATAAATCAAAAGGAGATGAGGTTTACTTTACACAATCAGCAAAAAAAACTTTGTTTGAAAAAGATTATGATATTGTATATGGATCATCAATCTTTAATTTCTCGAAAAAAAAGCAAGAGGTTTTTTTAAGGTATTTTCCAAATGCAATCATAGGTGGAACAGGTACAGAAAACAAAATTAAGGTAGAGGATATTGTTGATTTGAATAGCTACGAGTATTTTGATTATGACTTATATCCTGATTATAAGAATAGTATAGGTTTTTCACAAAGGGGGTGTAGATTGGCTTGTAAATTTTGTGTTGTTCCTAAAAAAGAGGGGAAGAATAAAGGGAATAGTGCAATTCACGATATATGGAGAGGAGAACCTTACCCTAAAAATATAGTTTTATTAGACAATGATTTCTTTGGACAACCAAATTGGCAAGAAAAAGCTAAAGAAATGATAGAGGGAAAATTCAAAATTAATTTTAGTCAAGGCATTAATATAAGACTAATTGATGAGGAATCTTGCGAAATGTTGCCACATATCAACTACAAAGACACAAAATTTAAAACTAAAAGACTTTATACTGCATGGGATAATTTAGGAGATGAAAAAATATTTATGAAAGGTGTTGAAAGATTGACTAAATATGGTGTTCCTACATCTCATTTATTGGTATATATGATAATAGGATTTAAAAAAGGAGAAACATGGGAAGATATATATTATCGTTTCAATAAAATTCACGAAATTGGAGCATTTGCTTATCCTATGGTTTTTGACAATTCCAATAAATTACACAAAAAATTTCAGAAATGGGCTATACAAAGGTATTATAAGTTTTGGTCATGGGAAGATTTTAGAGATAAGTCTTTATCTATTATGAGAACAAAACATTATGCTAAAAAAAGTGGTCAATTAGACTTATTATCTAAAATAGGTAATACATGAGCCAAATTAAACTAGAATTTGCAAAAAGAACATTCAAGCATATCCCAACAGATAGCGAGATTATAGTGCCTGTGTCAGGTGGGAAAGACAGCACAGCTACCCTAATCCTTGCATTACAAAATTTTAATAAAGATAAAATAATACCTCTACATTACAACACAGGTTGGGATCACCCAAAAACTTATAAATACCTTGATTATATTGAACAAAAGACAGGGTTAAAGATACAGTATACAGAATCAGATGATTACCCAACAATGATAGATTATATTAGAAAAGAATTATCTAGGGGTAAAGGTTTCCCACACAGAATGGCTAGATATTGCACTAGAAAATTTAAAAGAGATAACATTAAGATTTGGTTTAGAAAAAATGGGTTTTACGATGAGAGAAAAGCACAATGTTGGTTGGGAATAAGATCAGATGAGAGCCACCAAAGAAAAAAAAGATATGGAGATTTAGATTCAGCAGAAATACATTCTTATCAAGATGTTTTCCCTGATTATCCGAAAATGCTAGATAGAAATGTTAGTTTAAGATTTCCAATTATAGATTGGTCTACTGATGATTGTTTTGAACACATCAAAGATTATGGTTGGGAGCATAACTCTTTGTATGATGAGGGGTCAAATAGAGTAGGTTGTTATCCTTGTTTATTGGCTAGTAAGAAAAAACAAACAGAAGAATTTAATACTGAATTTGGGCAACATCAATTAAAATTTATAAAAGATTTAGAAAAAGAATTTGGTGTAAAGTATGAAATGTATGAAGATGATCAAGGTTCTTGCGAAGTCTGTAATATTTGAAACAGGTGATATATGAAAAAAAATTACTATTGTTATAGAGCCACAGTTGTTTTTAGTGGATCAGTTGGAGCAACATCAGAAGAAGAAGCCATAGATAAGGTGGTTAAAGAATCAGAAAAATATCCTGAACAAGTAAGTTTTAAACCTGAAGATATAAAACTCAGGAAATTACAGAAAAGACCTGAAAGGGGGTTATACAATGATACCAAATATGAATGATGATGAGTTATTAAAAATAGATGGGTTTGATGAAGCCATAATAGGTGTGCAAGAATCTATTGAAAGGAAATTAGTTTATGATATTGATAAGATCGCTGAGATATTAATGACAAGAGAACAAATGACAGAAGAAGATTCCTACGATTATATTTATTATAATATCACTTCTGCTTATGTAGGTGAAAAAACACCAATATTAGTAAAAACAGGCAAATTAAAAGATTTTATTTAAAATTGGATTCCATACATACCCCTAGAAGCCACGTTTATTAGTCTTGGCATACTTACCTACCACCCCTAATGCTTAACAATATTCTTATTATCTTCTTGCTCGTTAGGATTGATTTGGTTATTTTCTTCATCTGCATATGCTATATTTTGCAATTTAGGTTGTAAGTTAGGTATTGTTTTAACTAGATCCTTTAATTCAGCGATTAATTCATCATCTGATTTCTGATGAGTGTTATCTACATTTAAATTTATAGTTTGTGATGAGAAGTTTCCAAGTTCTAAAATCAATTTTGCAGTATTTAATTTAACTGCGTCTTGATCTGAATGTAATAAATCTTGTAATACAGATATAGCCATACCTGATGTTGAGGTTATTCTCTCCTCATTCTTTTCTCTTATCTCTTTTGTATATTTCTTTTTAAGATATGATCCTTGCTGTCTTGGAGATTTATCTTTATCCCACCCAGCTTTAATAGCCGATTGAGTTGCATTACCAGCAGTATCTCCCTCGCAAAAGGCTTCTATAAATGCTTGTTCTTTTTCTTTATTTATTTTTTTTGGCATAATTTTCTCTTTGTTAGATTGAATTGGCTTTTTTAAAACTTATACGTCTGTGATTGGTTTATCTCTTTTTAAATTTTTTTTGGCTTTATCAACAATTAAACTTCCATCTAACCATTTACCAACCATTACTCCTATATCTTTATCAGGCATAGAAGATATTACTAAATCTTGTCTTTCTTTAATCCATGTTTTATCTAATACTAATGATCCG